ACCCAAAAACGCGCCGAGCGCCAGGGGAATCAAATACCACGGATTGTGCAAATAATTCATCACGCCATAAGCGCCCAAACTGTACAGCACCGAGCTAATCAAACTGGCGGCCATGGCCTGTTTGCGGCTGACACACAACACGTAAAGCGCGTAGAGAATGTCAAAAAACACGTACACAACGAACACTGTAGCGGCTGTCGTCCAGCTGAAGTCGTTCATGGTCAACTCGCGGTATTTCGGTGACGGGCCGCGTTGTTCTGGAGCGACCACCAGGCGTCGCGCCACTCGCTGTCGTTGTGAAATGTCATCGAGGTTTTGTTGAAGTCGATATAGGTCGCCGGAACCACAAAGGTTCGACGGTACACAAAATCGACAAAAACCATCGCGTCAAACTGATCTGCCGTGTATTTCACGGCAGGGCGGGCGTGATACCCGGCCGAAGTAGACAACCCGGCTTTGTTTCGCAGGATTGGAAAACGACAACTTTTTTCGGTGACAAACTGCCGGTTTGGTTTGTTGCGAGTTTTGACCTGCAGCCGATTAATGCGGCCCAGATGGTCCGAGATCAGGTCATAGCCGTTGTCGAGTAGCGGAAAAGCAGGCACCATTCCGTTGCGCAGCAATTCTGCTGCGACGTACTGCACGCCTGCGGCGCCAACTGCCTGGGCAGTAACGCGCAGCTGATCATCCCTAATCATGACTGCGGCCTCGAAGAACGCGCCCAGTCCCTCGGGCGCTTACGCGAGAGTCACCCCTCGTCGTCGTTGCGCATGTCCTTGTAGGTCAGCATGCCCATGCACACAGCGGCAGTGGCAATAAGAAGCGCCAGACTCAAAATCAGCGCAGCGCAGGCAATTTCAAACAGCATGGCAAACTCCTAGATAAGGCGGGCTGGGCGCTGGCAGCAGGACCGCTCGCGTCCTGCTTTTGCTCGTGTTGCGTTGGGGCGAAGGAGGCGGTCGGACGCCGTTGAAAACCCAGCAACCAGCGTTAAGCGCGCAAAGATATCTTTGCGCAGCATCCCGGCACCCCGGCTGTCCGATGGGGTACAGATGCGGCCCGGTTCGGAAGACCGCTCCCGCAAGTACTCTTTTCGACTCGGCGCGTCCGCATGGAGCGACTGCAGCCGATATCGAATCGCCTCCCTGCGCCTCTCCCGCATATGCCCTCCGTGGGGGTCTAAATTGCTGTAAAAAGTTTATGGTGCACTGCCAAAAGGCGCAAGAGATCACAACAGTGGCGAGTCTTTCAGCAGTGGATTTGGGTGTACAAAATGCTCACGATGACTCGGGCACAGAGCGCATTGCGGAATGTCGCGCGTTGCAAAAAACGCATGAAGAATTTCGTCGCTGGCTCCAGGCTGGCAGGGCGCATACTGACGAAACTGGTCCCAAGCCTCAACTGTCTCGAGTCGCAGTTTCTTTTCAAATAAACTGTAGTAAGCCAACGCCGGGCACTTCCAAAGCTGCCCCTGATAAAGCTGTGTACATGTTTTTTGCATGCACACGTGATAGGCTGCCGCCGGTTCAGACTGGTACGGCAGCGGCTGCCCATCCGCAACGCGATACTGCCGCATCCAACCCTGGTGAGAATGCCGCAGGTTATACCGAAGTTTTGGGTACTCTTTGCGCCAACTATAAACCGTTTCCAGGCCCGCATTAAATTGCTGAACATATTCTGGCGAGTCGCCGTGTTTAGAGATCTCTAAACAACAGTCGGTCGCGACGAGCACCGCTGGTAGCTCAGGGTGACGGTCTAAAAAAAACGCATTGCTGACCAGCATCAGCTGCGAGTCAGGCCAGTACTCGCGAGCTAATCGAACGTGCGAAACCAGCTCCGGGTTTAACGTTGGTTCGCCACCTAATAACGCAAAAACACGAGGGCGTAACCGATCCGCCCACAACTCGTATTCCTGCCGCGCCTGCTCCACTGACAACAAACCGCCCAGCCGAAAATTTGAATAATGCGAACACTGCTGGCACGACAAATTACAGCCGTGCGCGACGTGATACTCAAGAGACGCAATAGATAATAGCGACGGCATCTCAATCGCGGCGGGAGCCGCAAATACAGCAGCCAGGGCGTCAACCTGCCGCAATTTTTTCCACCACCACTGCACGCGTTGTCGCGCCGGAACATGTACTTCATGGACATGATGCTGGTGAATGTTTGATGGAAAAGAAACGTGATAACTGAGCAGCGACACCGAAAAAACACGCGGAGTATGAAACAACACGCATTCCGCCCGCGCCGGATGTTTATTCTCGCGCGCATACGGCGCCAGCCGTTCGTCAAGTAAGTGCGCGCGCACCAATTCCGCGGCAAAATCGCGCGTAATCAAATACGCCACCGTGCCCCAGTCATTATTTCCACGCGCATGCCACTGCGGCGTCTGATTCACCTGACTATTTACAAGTTGAATGCAGTCCCACGAAACCGGAACGCGATCCAAAAACTCGCGCAGTGTAAAATTCCAACGCTCACAAATCGACAAATCCACATCGTCTTCAAGTATTAGCGCAACAGGCGCGTCACTTTCGTTTAAATAACGCTGCAATGTTAAAAGATGTGCAAAAGTGCACGCTATTTCGGGCAGTGTTAAACCAGAGTTTTCTGGCAATACGCACCGCGACAAAAGATCAGGCACGGCTAAAACACCGGCCACACGCGTAGCTGTCGCGTTATATTGCGCCAGCTGTGCTTCTAAACAGCTGCGCCGCTCTACATCTTTATCAAGGTTGATGTAGAAAATTGGTACTGTTGCAAACGGCGACATAGTTTAATTTTCTTTTTGCAGCAAGTCTTCTGTTAAAGCGCCCATTTTGCGAAGCGTACGCCCGGCAGCCGACCACCCTTTGAGAAACGCGCGATCTTCTCGGCCGTATAGCTCGTGACCGAAAAGCCAGCCTACCAGCAACACGACGTAAGGCGCCAGACACGCTTCGCCGTGCGCCCGGTCGGTCAGGCCAAATACGTAGACAATATCTCGCATCTTCTCGAGCGGCATGTCGCGCTCGTGAGTGAGACAAAGCTTCATGGCCGTCTCCTCGTCGAAGGCCCAGCCCTTGGGTGGCTCGGAACCTTTCGTGTCCACGGCGACCTGTCCGCCGAGCAGATGACAATCTACGCCGTTGTCACCGGCAAACTTGTTCTGGTTGCGCAGCTCGCGACGCGTCACAAAGGCGTTGAAACCACCCGCGCCCAGAAAGTTGCCCCACTTCGAGAACGCGGCTTCTACTCCCATGCCGACGTACTGGTTCTCGCCGCGTTCCTGCTCGCGCAAAGCAAGCTGGTCGGGGCTGCCGGTAAAGATCTTTGAGCGCCCCACAGGCAGCTTGGCCTGCTCTGCGTGATGCGCTACCAGTTCGCGTTCTTCCTGCGTAAACTCGACCGCAATTGTTCCGTATCGGCACGCCGTTGCCGCCATAACGCCTCCTGCGGCCGCGGGAAAAATCCACGCGGTGGCACGAGTGTAGCGCGGTCCCGATATGGGTCAAGCGAAACTACAGTCGTTCTAGGATGGTCGTAACAATCGGGTGACGCACGACATCGCTGTTGGCAAACTGTATGGTTGCGATGTTCTTTGCCTTCTCCAACTTACCAACCACCTCGCGCAACGGCGGCGGACTGAACGGCAGATCCGACTGCTGTGGGTCACCCGTCACGATCATCTTGCTGCCCTCACCAAACCGAGACAGGAACAGCTTGAGCTGGCCGTAGGTCGCGTTCTGCGCTTCGTCAAAAACGCAGATGGCGTTGGTGAATGTCCGGCCGCGCATATAGCACAGCGGCGCCAGCACGACAGCCTTATTGATCAGCTCGCGCTTGGCTGATTGTTTGCCGACAAGAACGTCCATGGCGTCGTACAGCGGCTGCATGTACGGATTAACTTTTTCATTAAAAGTGCCGGGAAGATATCCCAGCTTCTCGCCTGCTTCGACGATTGGCCGAGTCAGCACAATCTTTTCGGCCTGATTGGTCAGTACGGCGTTTAGCGCGTACGCCATGGCGAGAAACGTTTTGCCGGAACCGGCAGAGCCAAGCAGAAAGGTGACCAGATTATTTTCTAGCGCAGTCCAAGCAGCCTTCTGCGCCGCTGTCCGCCAGGTAATCTCAAGCGGCTGCCGCACCTGCTGGTCGCGGACTTGTTGGCGCTCTTGGCGCCGACGGGCCTTCTCAGCGGTTTTCTTTTCCGCGGCCCTTGCTGGTGGTTGTTTCCCCATAACGCCAGGATTCCTTTCCGTGGCAGGCGGGACAGATATCTATTACGACTTATGTGGCTGCGATTCCTCGGGGCGAAGATCCTCGCTCTGGGCAGGCTCAGCGCGGGTCACCTTCTCCTCGTGGCCTTCGCTCGTCGGCTTCCTGCCGTCGACGACCGCCTCGGGCTTTTTCTCGGTGAGCTTGAATACTGTGCTGCCCGCCTTCTTCTCTTCTTTCTTTTTCTTCTTGCTGCCAACCGGGCGGCAAGAGTCTTCGCTGTACGGTGCTTTGCCCGGAACCGGCTCGTAGCCCTTCCAGCACCGCGCGAGCTTGAGCAGCTCACCAGCGCTGGCCTTCTTGGCCTCGAGATTGGGCAGCATCCGAGAGATCATGTCTTTGTTCTTGGTAAGGAACTCGTACTGCTGCATCGCTTCCTGCGCGGAAAGCTTCGGGTCGCGACCCATAAGAACCGTCGCGCCCATCTGAGGGCTCAGCCCGGAAAGACGACCGAGCTGGCTGGCCGTGTCGCTCTTGCCGCCAAAAAACGAGCCGAGGTTGTAAAGCATCTTGCCCGAGAACCGCCGGGCGTCATCGCCGAACACACCGCCACTGGCGCCCCCCAGCGCCGCGGCGCCAAGACCGAGCGCACCGAGACCGAGGCCTCCGAGGCCGCCCTTTCGGCCCATGTATCCGCCAAGCAGCGCCAGGGGGACGCCAGCACCAATCGCATATCGAGCTTCAACCGGCAGGCTCTTCCACATGTCCGTGGCGCGCTGACTAAAGCCGCCCAGACCAGCTGCAGGAGCAGCCGCCGGAGCTTTCATCGCGGCGGCAGGCGCACCAGGCGCGCCGCCCTTGCCTTTGAGTGCTGCAGCGCCCGCGCCGAGAATCCCGGCTCCCGTCGCCACGTTAAGCGGATTGAACTTGCTGGTGTGCGCCACGCCGGTCAGCTTCTCGGCACCACGCTGCAGTGCGCCAACGGTCTTCGTACCCAGGCCTTTGGCTGCCTGCGACGCGTCCCACAGCGCCTTGTTCACACCCGGAGAAAACGACGGGTTGATGCCGGGGCGCGTCAGCGCAACGCCGACATCACCCAGCACGTTGCCCGCGCGCCGCGCCGTGTTCAGCGCAAAGCCACCAAGGCCGCCGGGAATACCAGCCACAGCCGCGGGGGCCGCGGTGGCAGCACGGCCGAGCACCGCCGGAGCGCCGCGCACGGCCTTGAGGATGTCGGCAACGTTAACTGCTTCTTTCTCGGTCATGTTTCGTCGTCCTTGTCTGCTGCGTCTTGCTGCCCGGCCCGTACGACATCCTTGTCGTTGTGGTGCGTGCTGAACTCGGTAATTACAGAGTCTTCTACGCCCTCGAAACGGTGCCACATGCCCGGTGGAATGTGGAAGGCCATGTCGGGCGTCAGAGTAATCTGCGCCGCATGGCCGACATCCTCGTCCCAGCCGTAGGTCAGAATGATTTTACCAGACTCGAGATACATCACCTCGTCCTTCACCCGGTGGTGGTGAAAAGAGCAAGATTTGCCCTTCTTGACGTGGAGCTTCTTGCCGCAGTACCGGCCGTTGTAGATCCAGTCCTCGTGGCCCCAAGACTTTTCCACGTAAACGCGCTGCTCGACGTTAAGAATGAACCGGGCGGCGGGTGCGACCATGCAAGCCTCCAAAAACAGTTACGGAACAGAAAAAACAGTTACCGAGGACCGGTGTTCGTCGTTTTCGTTTTTTGCACGCGGCGCACGTCTTCCTGAAACGCCCGGAAGCCATCTTCACAGATGCTGTTCTCAACGCCGTCGGGACTCAGAATCGGCCGACTGCACTGCGGACAAAGTCTGCAGTGCGACGCGAAGAGCGACTCGGGCTGGGTGCTCACAGCCGGGACGATTGGCGCGGCGCAGCCAACCAAGAGCGCCAACAGAATCGCGACAAGGAGTGTCATGCCTTCTCCTCTTTTACAAACACACCCTCGGGCGTGAGCGTGCCACGGCGGTCTTTAATTTCTTCGTACGCGGCGGCTAACGAGCCGCACAGCGACAAGCCGGAGAGCTGCGCGTAGATGATCAGCGTTACGAGCACGTCGCCCAACCCGTCGGTCATACCAGCAGGGTCGCGCTTGAGCGTGGCGTCAGCCAGTTCTCCCAGTTCGCTCATTGTTTTCATGAGCTGCGCCTGGGGCGTGCTGTTGGGAATGATCCGTCGCGCTGCTGCCCAGTCTTCCACTGCCAGAATCAACTCGTTCAGCGTCATGCGCCGCTTCTCCAAGAGGGTAGCTGCAAGGGCCGCCCTCGCAGCAGGTCTCCAAGATCATATGGCAGTTCGGGCAAATACGCTTGCCGCGAATCTCAATGGTCTCGGTGGCGCAAGCGTAACAAAGTCCTGAATTCATGCCAGCCTCAAAGATATTTATGCCTGTCGTACCTGAACAAGATTAAGCGCGGCCGCCCGTTGTTCAGGCGTTGGCGAAATACTGGTGAAACAAATGAGCCGCTCAATCTCCGCTTCCGGCTGCGACAGAAGATCGTAAAAACCTATCGTAAGCGTCTTTGCTGCGTGCGGCTCGAGGTCTGCGTTACGTTTTTCAAGCATGGCCGCAAAAGAACGCTGCGTGATTTCTACAGGCCAACCAAAATGACGATGCGCTGAGGCGACTGACTCTTCTACCGGGCGCTCCGTGCGCACAAATAACACGTCGCCCCAAGCCTCTACTAGCTCGGGCACCAGCAGGCAGAGCAGCGGATGCTTGCCGCCAAAAACACGGTTGGCATCAGTGCGCCGCCGCATCTGCGCCCAGTCGCGCAGAAGTGCGACACGGGCATCGCGCTCGATTAACGGCGCTAGGTCCGGCTCTGAGAAACATCGGCGGCAAATGTCAACAAGCTGCCGCGCCTCGAAATATCTGTGCTCTGGTATTTCGTACAGGCTATTGCCCATGCAAACGCCGAGTTCGTGCAGCACGCCTGCCGTAACTGACGTGCCGCTGCGAAACTGGCCGAGCACAGCGATGATCGGCGGCATACGCAAACCAGCCGAGAAGTTTTGCGGTTTACCAGAGAACCTTGACCGGTTTCTGGAACCGAATGCCGCCGCCGGTTCCCATGCCGCCGACGTCTACCGGCGACCTGAACCGCATGTTCGGAATGCGCACGGGCGAGCGAAAGTTCACGCCCTGGCTATCGACCACAACGGGATTGCGCAGCGTGTTATAGCCGCCGTAAAGCGCAAGCCCGGCGCCCAACGCCGCAGGCACGCCGCCCCTGCTAATTGACTGCGCCGCGTTGCCAAAGCCCCGCGTCATTCCGGGCAGGCCGCCAGTAACAAGACCAGTGACCGGCTTCGTCACGGCGTAAGCGCCGCGAGCCATGTTGCCGACACCGCGGGCCATCGTCGGCGCGCCGCGGACGACAGCCGCGCCAGCCGTGCCCAAACCGCGCGCTATAGTGCCCAGCGCGCCAAGAACACCCGACTGCTTCTCAGAAACGAGAGCGACAAGCTGCGCCTCAAAACTTGAGGTCTTCTGGCTCGCGGCGGTGGCGTCATGCTCGGCCAGCGCGTGCGGCGCTGAGATCGGCATCTGGGTCACGCTCGTCGGACCCTGCTGCGGGAGCGGCACGGGCGCGGGCTCGGGAAGCGGCGGAGACGACGGCGCCACAGGGTCGCGCTGCCCAATCTGCTGCATGAGCATCTGCGGAATGTACTGATTGGCAAACTTGAAAGCGGGCGATTCCATGAACCCCTCCGGCAATAGATATCTTTAGCGCTGCGGCATCACGGACTGGCCAGCCTGCTGCGCGCGCTGCACAATCGGCGTGGGCGGTTTTGGGTTACCACCGGTATGGAACATTGCGCCCACCGTCAACGGATTTCGAACCGCGGCGTTCACCGTCGCCTGTACAGGGCTTTTCATAAACGTCGCGCCCGCACGAACCGGCACGACTTTCTGAATACCCCGAGAGAGCGCCTGCTCGGCCTGCGCGCCCAGCCGCCCAGCTGCGGCACCACCGGCTGAACCGAGCGCGCGCCCGGCAGTGACAGCGCCGCGGCCCGCCACGTGAAGCCCGGTCTGCACGGCGCCACGGGCTGCTTGCGGCAACAGCGTGCTGGCGCCCGCCGACGCCCCGGCGCGCATCAGACCCCCGCCGAGGCTCTTCAAGCCGCCGGTAATCGCCCCGCCACCAACCAGGCTCAGGCCTGTAGAGGCCACGTTGCCGAGCGCGCCCAGATAGTTCCCCGAGCGCAGCGAGTTGTAGGTGTCGTAAATGCCCGTCGGCACACCCGTCCAAGGGTTCGAGTAAAGGGCCATGTCGGCAAGAATGCCGCGGGCCTCTTTCTCGGCAGCCTCCTTGGAGAGCGAGCCGAAGTGCCGACCAAACTCGTATGGCGTGGTCATGCCTAGTCCCTCCGAGAAATGGTTACTTGTTCTTCCGCCAGTTCTCGAAGTTCGTCTGCATCTTCTTGCCCGCGTCGACCGTCTTGTTGGCGACGGTCTTCGCGGTCGCGGTGGCCTTGCCAGCCATCTGCTTGGTCTTGTCCATCACGGTCTGGGCAGCGTCGCCCACCATGCCCGCCTGCTTGCCCGCGTACGAAGCTGGGCCCATCGCCTTGTGTGCGCCCATCAGACCGCCAATTGCGCCCACCCCGCCGCCGACCAGCTGCGCGGGAATTTGATATTTCTGCGGCAGCAAACGAGAAACACTATTGCCGAGTCCCATGCCAACAGCGGTGCCTACACCGGCGCCAGCGCCGTAACCAACACCGCGCCCGGCGGCCTCGACTTTGTTGCCCTTGCCCGCCAAGAGACCATGCAAAAGACCGCCATAGCCTGCTCCGGCAAGCATCGTCTCAGCGCCCGGAAAAGCGCGCGACACATCGCCAGCCACAGTCTTCACGCCCTGACCAGCCATGCCCGCGAGGCGCTTGCCAGTCTCGAGCGTCTGTCGCGCGGCATCACGGAACGGCGCGCCTTGAACACCCTTTCCGGCAATCGTGGCCGGAAGATTACCCGCCAGCGTGAAATTTACAGCCTGCTTCTCAAGATTGCCGACAGCGTAACCAAATTCGAAGGCGTTCATGATGACTCCTTAAACCCTAAAAATGTAGACCGTGAGCGACCCGGTCATGATACCAAACCCCCCTAGATACGCGCCACGGCCGGAATAAACTGCTGTTCGTAGACGCAGTAAACTTCGGCGTAGGCCACGCCCCAGGCGGCGTCGTGGGCCAGTTTGTTGAACGCGTCGTCGTCCTTGGCGGCGTCCAGCATGTGGTTCCAAGCCTTGGCGTGCGCCCACTCATGGAGCAAGACGTCCATGGTCCGGGCTTCATCGAGCTTCTTGTCGATCTCGATAAAGAACTTTTTGCCGTCCTTCCAGCAGCGCCCCTCGAGCCGTTTGGGGAGCTGCACCCGCTTCACGGAGATCGTGTAAGCCGGTGGGCAGTGCTTTTTGAGCGTGCGTACCAGGGTTTGGTACTTCGAGAAGCGAGCCGCCATGCTCTGGCTCCCTGGAGGGGGTCCCAGGCATCCTTGCCGGGGGAGCCTTAGTATACCGGTTACAGAACAAAGGCTTCTCGAAACGCCTGATCCACCTGTTCCTCGGTCAAACCAAGCGCGGCGGCCAGCGGAATTAGCATGGGGTGCGCGCGTTCGACGTAGGGCGCCCACTCCCACTCTACCTTGACTAAGTCGCGCTGCATCGGGTCGGGAATGTTATCAATAGCCGCGTCGACCGTTGCGAGCGAGATACCGTGCAGAACGAGCCACAGCCGAATCTGCCGCGCTGACACGTTAGTCGGCACCGGAGCAAGCACTTCCGGCGCGCGCTGCCAACCCTCGGGCAACTCGTCGTCGGGAACAACGGTGTAGCCTTCTTCAGGCGCCCACGTTTCGGGCAAATCGAGCCGCAAGAACGTCTCGACATAGCCGTCCGGCCGGATCAACGCCCACGATGTTTGATTTGCGCCCATGTTTAGTACCACACGTAAATACGAACTACACCGTCGCCGCCGTTGCCACCGGCTCCGCCCGTAGCGCCATTCGTGCCGCCTCCGCCTCCGCCACCACCACCGCCCGGGAAAGCACCGTTGCCGCCACTACCGCCGCCGCCTGCTGCGTTCCCGCCGCCTCCGCCTCCACCGCCACCAGACCCGCCGCAGTACGCGGGCAAGGCGTCGCCGCCGTTGCCGCCGGTGTTTGCGCCGCCAAGACCGGAGTTCGCCGCCGCTGGAACAGCCCGCGTAATTTCGTTGTAGTAACCCGCGCCGCCAGCGAACGCCGTATTTGCTGTATTAACGCCACCGCCCCCGGCGCCGGGCTGAGCAGCCATGCCGTTACCAGTATTAGAGCCAGTTCCAACAGCAGAGCCGCCGCCGCCCGCGCTACCCGGCCACGTTGATACCCACGCCGCACCACCGCCGGTCACGCCCGAGCCGTTTGTTCCGCCAGCCGACGCCGTTGTATTCCAAGCAACACACAAATACTTAATTAGCGCTGTTGTTGGACCGGCGAGGCTGTTAAACCCGACCAATTGTGCGACATAAGTCTGCCCGCCAGCAACGCCAGCATTACCGTTTGTGTCGTTTGTCGTGGGCGCCGCGCCGCCTGCGCCGCCAGCGCCGACCGCAATGACTAACTCACGCCGATCTTCAAGCAGACTGGTGTGAATAGACCACACCGATTTGCCGCCTGTTCCGCCTCCCGCGCCGCCGGACCGAAAAGTACCAGCCGCGCCGCGTCGGCCAGACCCACCACCACCGCCGCCGCCAACGCACTCGATAGTAATGTACGATGCGTTTTGCGGAATGTTCCAGACGTACGTGCCCATGCTGCCGCGGCCTTGCGCGCCCAGAGGCGCGGACGTCCGCGTGAACTCGAACATCTCGACCGTCGGCCGCCCACGTGTATTGCTCTTTCCCTGACCGAGAATACCCGGATTCATAGATCGGCTCCGAGCACAAACACATTGAACGTCTCGGCAACATGCGTCGATGCGCGAATGCTCCATGACGCGCTGGGCAGCACGAGATTGTCGTAGGTCTTGGTCGTGCGATAAGCGGCCACAAAATGGCTCGCTGTGTTGGCCGGAATGGGAAACTCGTCGAACATACGCGTGTTGGTGCCATCGTGAAGATACAGCCGCACCATGCCCGCGGTTGTCGTGCCCGTGCCTTCAATTGTGATCTCGTTGATGCGCGTGCCAGCGGCGACGCCCGTCAAGATCGTGGCAATCGTGCCAGTGCCGTCGCGATTGGTATTGGCGGTGCTGACTTGCCCCAGGCCGATACGGGGCGTCGTCGCAAATGCGGGCTGCGTTGCCATAGATATCTATTCTCCTTCAGGCTTACCGGAAATTGGACCACAGATATAGCATTTCACCGGGCGAGCGCAAGGCGCCGGTGAGCTTGATATCGCCCACCACGTCGAGTGCCGTTGCGGGCGAGTTTGTCCCAATACCCACGCTGCCGTTAGCTGCAATGCGCATCCGCTCGTTGGCGCCGTTGGTTAGAAAAAGCAGCGGCCCATTGCTGTCGTTGCGAATCGAGAACGATCCGGCCTGATCAAAATAGATGACGCCTGTGTTCGCCACACTCTGGTGCTTCCAGTCCATACGCGCCCAGTCAGCGCCTGTTGAACTAGACACGGCGACGATCGCGCAGCCAAACTGCGTGGTGGCTACCGAGGCGAAACGCGAAGCCGCCACAAAGCCGCTGGGCGTCGACGTACCCACGCCGACGTTGCCAGAAGAGTCAACCACAAACGGCGTCGTGTCGCTCGCGGCGTCGTTTACGACAAACGAATTGCCCGTGCCCGTGTTTGTGATAGTCACGGGTGCGCCAGTTGACGCAACAAAATTTGCCGTGCCATTAACGTATAGATTTGCCGCTGATGAAAGTGTGCCAAGGATAACGTTGCCGTTTTCATCAATGACAACTCGGTCAGTCAGCACTCCAGCAAGGCTCGTTGCAAAAGTCAGCACGCCGTCAGAAGGCGAATCGCCTGATTTGCACTGAATTCGCGCAAGATTTCCAATCTCGCCCGAACCAGAGTCGTATCGGTTGTAAAAGTTAAAAGACGCTAGCTCCATGGAATCATACTCAACTGATTTCTTGAAGCTGTAATTACCGTCACTTGTAATTTCAAGCCGCGGCTCGTTGTTGGTAAAAAACTCGATCGGCGCGCTGCCGTAGTTGCCAATCTGCAGTTTTACGATGTCGGTGCCCTGGGTCACGATCATGGCGCAACCGGCGTCGGACGTATTGCCGCCGTAATAACCGTAGGCATACGTTGAGCCGTGACAGAAAAATTGCAGAACGTTGTCTTGCCACGCGCTATTCGTACCCGAGTTGCTCAGCGAGAAAGACCCGCGAGACGCGCTACTGTTGCAGTGAAACCGACCAAGATTGACGTATTCGTCTGCGCTATCGTCTATGATTTGAAAAATTTCTGTTTGCGCGGCGCCCAGCAGTGTGCTGCTGCCGCCGTTTGTTACGATCTGGAAATTAGTTTGCGGATTGGCTGTGCCTACGCCAATCTTGCCGCTCGTAGCGAGCGATAATTGCGGAAAAAAACCGGCGGTCAAAATCATCGGTTTGTACTGCGTGACCGCTTCGTTCAGGGCCTCCAGATAAACCGAGTCAGCAACGTTGTCCCACGTATTAGCGGCTACAACGCCGACATGTACGCCGACTGTTCCGGCAGCATTGCCAATAAAAGCGTCGCCGCGAGTCAGCAGTTTGCAGCCTGCAATGCCGAAGTTTGTCGGGTTAGCGCTAGTACCAAAACCAGCCCCGCTTGCTGCCGTGACCTTGTCGGGCGTAATCGTCTGCCCGCTGATGCTCGTCACCGGGAGATTCACCACAGTCCCGGCAGCGTTCTTGGCAAACAGCCTGCCGTCAGCGGTGTTAATAGCCAACTCGCCCGCGTCAAGTTGCCCGGCAGTAGGCGTGGCGTTGGCAGTACTGCTTTTTTTGAGAAGTATCTTGTTGGGCATGATGCGTCAGAGGTGCGCTGGAGTTAAAAACCTGCTCCCGATCGTAGCGCCCCGCCGAAAAGCAGACAACCAGCCGGAGCCCAAAGATATCTTTGAACTCCGGCTGGTTGAGTGAGACTAGAAAGTACCGCCGTCGAGCGTGCAATCTGCGATGGCCGTGCACACAGTGTTCGTGTAGACCACCGTGCCGCCTGCGCCAAAAGCGACCGAACTGGCATCGGTGCCCGTAAACGTCAGCGTATTGCTGGCCGTGAGGGTCTTTCCGTTGGCGATCGTTAGCGTCGCGCTGGTGGCTGGTGCCGTGATCGTGACCTTGTTGATGCTCGTGGCCGTAGCGACGCCCAGCGTGGGGGTCACCAGGGTCGGGCTGTTGGAGAAGACCACCGCGCTGGTGCCCGTTTCGTCAGTCAGCGCGGCGGCCAGGTTTGCAGAGCTGGGCGTAGCCAGAAACGTCGCCACACCCGTACCCAGGCCCGAAATACCAGTGCCGACCGGCAGTCCGGTGCAGTTGGTCAGCGTGCCGCTGGTGGGCGTACCCAGCACCGGCGTCACCAGCGTGGGAGTATTGGCAAACACCAGCGCCCCCGAGCCAGTCTCATCCGTCACGGCGCTGGCCAAGTTCGCGGAGCTGGGTGTGGCCAGGAACGTTGCCACGCCCGTACCAAGGCCAGAGATACCCGTGCTGACAGGCAGACCGGTGCAGCTGGTCAGCGTGCCGGAGCTGGGCGTACCCAGCGCCGGAGTGACGAGCGTCGGGCTGGTGGCCAGGACAATGTTGCCCGAACCAGTCACGCCGTTGCTCAGGTTGCTGGCGGCAATCTGCGAGCCGCTGATGTGCACAGCGCCGACGTCGATCGTGCCCAGCGTGCCGGAAAACACTTCACTGGTGTTCGTAGCGTCCGGAATGAACGTGAACTTGCCAGTGCTGTCATCGAAGCCGAAGAACCCGATCTTGGCTGCGCTGCCGTTGTGCCAACGAAACTCGACGCCCCGGTCCTTATTGTCGTCCGCGCCGGGCGCCGTGTCGCCGCCCAGGGTGACGATCGGGTCGTCCACCGTCATGGTGGTGGAGTTCACCGTGGTCGTGGTGCCGTTGATCGTCAGGTTGCCCGTGACGGTCAGGTTGTTGTTGATCGTCGTCGTGCCAGAACCAGCGCCCATGCTGAGCGTCGTCGCGGCACCAAACGCGTTCACCGTGGTGGCTGTAGTGTTAAACACAGCCAGCGTAGTGCTGCCCGAGAGAATGCTCGTGGTGATCGTCGGGCCGGTGCCAAAGACCAGCGCGCCGGTGCCAGTTTCGTCGGTCACCGCGCTGGCCAGGTTTGCGCTGGACGGAGTAGCCAGGAAAGTGGCCACGCCAGTGCCAAGGCCCGAGATGCCAGTGCCGACAGGCAGCCCGGTGCAGTTGGTGAGCGTACCCGAAGTCGGCGTACCCAAAACCGGAGTGACCAGCGTCGGCGTGTTCGCAAACACCAAAGCGCCCGTGCCCGTCTCGTCAGAGATCACGCCCGCCAGCTCAGAGCTTGTCGTGGCCGCAAAAGCAGAAAGCTTGTTGCCCGTGTAAGCCACGGTGCCGCCAGCGCCAAACGCGACCGAGCTAGAGTCAGTGCCGGTGAACGTGAGCGTGTTGCTCACCGTCAGCGTCTTGCTGTCCGCAATGGTCAGCGTGCTGCCCGTCGCTGGAGCAGTGATGGCGACCTTATTGATGCTGGTAGCGCTGGCTACACCCAACGTCGGCGTCACGAGCGTCGGGCTGTTTGCAAACACCAGGCCGCCCGTGCCGGTTTCGTCTGTTATCGCCGCGACCAGGTTCGCACTGGACGGCGTGGCCAGAAATGTCGCCACGCCAGTTCCAAGGCCAGAGATACCTGTGCTCACCGGGAGCCCAGTGCAGTTCGTGAGCGTGCCCGAGGTCGGCGTGCCCAAAACAGGCGTGACGAGCGTCGGCGTATTGGCAAACACCAAGGCGCCAGTGCCAGTCTCATCAGAGATCACGCCAGCCAGCTGCGACGACGTGGTCGCAGCAAACTGATTCAAGCCAGAGCCAGTGTAGGCCACCGTACCACCGGCGCCGAACGCGACAGAGCTGCTGTCCGTGCCCGTGAAAGTCAGCGTGTTGCTGGCGGTAAGAGTCTTGCCGTTCGCGATGGTCAACGTGGCACTGGTCGCGGGCGCCGTGATCGCCACCTTGTTGATGCTCGTGGCCGTAGCTACGCCCAAAACCGGCGTGACCAGAGTCGGGGTATTCGCAAATACCAGCGCACCCGAACCCGTTTCGTCCGAGATCACCCCGGCAAGCTGTGACGAGGTGGTCGCCGAGAACACGGCCAGCGTGTTGCCCGTGTAAGCCACGGTGCCGCCAGCCCCAAACGCGACCGAACTGGAGTCAGTGCCGGTGAACGTCAGCGTGTTGCTGGCCGTGAGTGTCTTGCCGTCCGCGATGGTCAGCGTACTGCCCGTCGCCGGTGCCGTAAGCGTGACTTTGTTCACCGTCGTGGCCGTTACGGCGCCAACAATAATCGCGCCAGCCGTACCAGCAACCACCTCGCTGGTGATCGTGGCGTCGGGAATAAACGTAAAAGCACTGGCGCTGTCGTCGTAGCCGAAGAAGCCAATCTTGGCTGCAGATCCAGTGTGCCAGCGAAACGCCACGCCGCGATCTTTGTTGTCGTCAGACGCCGGAGCGGTATCTCCTCCGAGAGTGAAGATCGGGTCGTCAATCGTGACGACCGTGCTGTTCACTGTGGTCGTGGTGCCGTTCACCGTGAGGTTGCCGGTCACGGTCAGGTCGCCGCCTATCGCGCCATCGCTGACAGTCGTTACACTGTTTCCGCTAATATTGCCGGATTCCGTGACCCCGAAAGTTTTAACGGCACCAGCGTCGTAGAGTTCAATTTGCGCCAAGCCGTTACCCGCTTCGAGCCGCAAACTCTCTGCGCCGACAGCCTTAAACGCAGTGATGCTTTTGTTGGCGTCTACCACGATGGCTTTGCTGGCTGTAACCGTGCCCGCGGTCACGCCGTCCAGGACGTTGAGTTCCGCCGCGCTGGTGTTGACCGTCACGGCGTCGATCTGAAACGTGCCTTCCAGGTTCACCGTGCCGTTAAACGTGTTGGTCTTCGCGGCGTCCCAGGTGTTGTCCTGCGCCAGGTAGGCCACGCCCGTCGGCGTCGAGGCCGCCACGGCGCTGTCGACGTAGGTCTTCGTGGCGAACGTGCCGTCGCCCGCAATGGCGATAATGCTCGTGGCCGTGCCCGAGCCGTTGTCGCCCTTGCCGTAATACAGCGTGTTATTGACCTCGTTGAAAGCCAGCTCGGCGTTTGCCAGCGTCGAGGGAGCGCCAGAACCGCCAGTGGTGCGGCGCTTGATGCGAAGGGTATTGGCCATAATGAAAGCACTCCGTTGCTGGAACTACCGTGATTACCGTGTGTTGTTAAAACTCGCCGCCGTCCGTGAGGCGCTCGAGTTTGGCTGGGCGCCATTGATTGGTGTCAGGGTCGTAGACCAGGGCTGCCCGATCAGGTGGTATTGTATCATCCACGTCTGTTAATCCGGCGAGCGTTTGAGACGTGACGGCCAGCAGCGCCCAGTTGTCGAGCACCGTGGCATTCTGGCCCTGCAGGATGAACGTCTTCCCCAGGTCTTCGCGCAGCGCCACGTCGCCCATCTGCGCCGAGAGCGCCAGCATGGCGGCTTGAGAACTCACCGTAAACGTCTCGGTGACGGCGAGGCCCGGCAGCTGCGCCGTCGGCAGCCGGGCGCTGGAGTCCAGCGTGGCCACGCCGCCAGCTGCGCCCTTCTCAGGCTGCGTGACGGCGTTGACCTCGTTGATCAGGTCCTGCACCGTGGTCTTCTTGGTTTTGCGCCGCGTCAGCTCCGTGTCGACGATCGGAATGATGTCCGTCGGCGCCAGATTGCCCTTGGGGTCAAGGTCGGAGATTTTCTTACGAACCATGGCGACGCCCGCGGATTCGGGGGATTTTCAGCCTCAATGATAGCAAACCGAGCGCCGCCACGGACTCGAGAAAGAGCACCGCCCCAGGCAACTGGTTTTACCTGGGGCGGGCGGCCAGCTATCGAAACAGCTGGCGGGGCAATCAAACTACCGTAAGATCCGGACTTTCGGGGGCCGCGTCATTGCTAAGGCGCTGATGTGTGCGAATCCGGTGGCAGTTTGCGCACACCAGTTCGCACTTGGCAATCTCGTCCCAGACTTTTTTGCGTGAGTGATTGACGCGCGTTATGTCGGCGACGTTAGCCAGCTTTTCGCCGTGGACGTGGTCAAAATCCATGACGTAATGCGGGTAAGATTGCTGGCAATCTGCGCATGGCGTGCTGCTCTTGTACTGCTGAACTTCTTCCCGGTTGCGCTTGGACTGGTCGCGAACGCGAGCCATCTGCTGC